TGGAAATGTTAGAGCCGAGCCCATCGACGCGAACTTCTGGAGATCAATGATCTCACCAGAAGGGAGCTGGCACCTCACTGAGCGACAAGCTTGGATAGCTTCCAGGAAAATAGGGAAGTTACCAAACAGGTCTTCAATGAGCCAGTTCGCTACCGAATCACTTGCATTGCTAAGATCTAGCGTTGCGAGTGATCCATCCTCTGAACCCACCCGAGCCATCTCCTGGTTAGGGATCTGGTCGGCAAAACCGACAAGCCAACTTGTTGTGTGACCAAGGGTCAGCTGGCCGACAAGCGATTTCTGAATCGCCTGTTGCATGTATTGCATGCATGTCGGTTCTGCGGCAATGAGCCGAGGTTTGGTAGCCGTTTTAGGAACAGCGATCAATCTAGTCGGTCGCTCTTCCGAGGGCTCCAGGAACTTCACGTGCTCGGCGTTCTCGAAGTGGCGGTAAGACGGGAGACAGTATTCCAGAAACGGAAACATGTACTCCATCCTACGTGGCCACTCAGAGAAACGCCATTTCTGATTACCTACAAGGCGATCAGAAGTAGCACCCGGACCGTGCTTCGGATCAAGCGAGATGGAATCGATTTCTCGCTCCACCCCACTGAGGGGAAGTCCGAAGACAATGGTCAGGACCTTTCGGACTGCAGCGAGACGACCGCCCTCAAAGAGGTAGGCCGCTCGCTCGTCCGTAAAGGGGCAGTGAGGTTCCCATCGAGTGTGACGTACTCCTGAATAGCCTTCTCGACGAGATTGTCGGAGCAGAGCTCCTTCTCCTTCGAGAACATGAGGCAGAGTTGACGCATCGCGTAGATGGCGTAAGCCACCGTTGCGATTTCAGCGTCATCATCTTCAGGAAAGCTCCGCATTAGCGGAACTGGTCGAACACCGGCTGATTGATATGCCGAGTATTCGTCCCACGTCATTCTCCAGGTCGAGCTGAACACGATGTCCATGAATCCCCCAAGAAACATAGGGACTCCGGCGTGCGGAAACTTCTTCATCTTGTTCCCGACGAGCACGTTAAACTGTGCCCGCGAGAAGCCAGAGAAGAGATCCGTACTGATTCCTCCGCGCGAAAGGGCCTCTTCGAGGTCCCTCGCATACGAAGGAAGGGTGACCGTGAAAAACGAATCACCCTCGTGTTCAACGCGTCGTGACATCGTCTTGATGTCAGCTGCGGTGCTGGCTGGGCAAACTGCGCCGAATTCCTCAAGCGCAGCGATCCAGAGCTCACTTCGGCTTTTCATTCCTGCCCCTTTCTAGGGGTAGAGGAAGTCCTAGTCATTCTGAGCCTTTGCCTTGCGATCAGGACTCGCCGTTCACAATCTTCAGGCGGTTGGACTCAAGGTCCAGCCACGAGGAGAGTGCCAGCAGATAATTCTGCTGCTCCGTGACGGTGAAACCGTCAGGAGGAGTGTCGATAACAACGTAAACCGAACCCGTGAGGGGTCGGTTTACTCCCGTGAGAAACGGGTCGGCACTGGTCTTGGCGAAGTCGAGACGAACGGTACGTCGCACACGCTTTCCCAGAATGTGGGAGAGCGTGAGGCGCAGGTGGGAAGCGTTATCTTCGAAGATACCCTTCCTATCACCGAACGCGGTCCGCTGCAACGGAGTTGTAGCGGAACCGATCGTAACGTTCTGAGGCTCAGAGAACATGACATGTGACTTTCTGGTGAGAGTGACCCACGGGTGTGGGGCACTGGTGAGGGCGTAGCTTCCCTTTGGTTAGGGGGCTACTTGCGCATGGTTAAACCAAGCGCGGCGAGAATCGAAATCTGGTGGGCGTTCAAACCACCCGGTAAGATTCCGAAACCGAACGGACTGGCTGGCAACCGCCGCTGCGTCGTTTTTGTAATACGACCAGTGACAGTCTTACGCTCCCACGCACCATCGGAGACCTGAATTTGGCCTTCCCAGGTGTGCTCCGAAACCTCTTTGGTTTCGGACATGATGTAAGCGTAAGGGATTACTAGACCATCCTTCAGGAACGCATCGATGTTATCGAAAAGCGATCCCAAAGGGGTAAAGTAATCAACCAACCATGAGAATGGGACAAGCTCCCAACCGAGTGACAGGCCTGGCACGATCCCGTAAAGGTGATCGAGCTCGGCAATGCGCTTAGGGAAAGCATCCTTTGGGATGCTGTACTTAAACGCTCCAGAAAACCAACTTTTGGTTGACTTCTGGACTGTCT